CACAGGCTTGCCAGCTACGTGCACTTCACACTTGGTACCACGATAGGCACAGTGATTAAGTTGAGCACGACGATTTGCTTCAGCCTTTTCGATTTGACGGCGGATGATGTTGAGTGTATTCATTGGAAACTCCATAGTTAGGTGAAATTTCCCGTTCCTTCGGTCTCTGACCTACTTGCGTCCCATCAATGAGGGATGAACGTATATAATTATTGTAGTCCTTTATACTAGTTCACGGCGAACCTTCCATAAAAGTTAGCTCAAACAATGAAATTTTCAGCTTCTTGTAAATATCACAGAAACGCTCTCTTTTATTAGAAGCAACAGGAGGAAGTGTTTCTTCGTATTGATCTAAGGCGCTGAGAAGCATTACTACAGAAGCTTTATCAAATTCAATTGATAGCTTTTTTGAAGACATAGATTACTTGCTACGTCCATACAATCTATCTAATTTTCTTTTTTGCGCTCTCAGCAATTGTTCGGCATTAGAAAGTACCGGCCATCTTTGTAGCTTCAGTGCATATCTGAATCGGCGCAAGAACTTTTCCATAACTCAATGTTACGGAATTCTCAAAGTTTACGGCGAACAAAATGTATCTATTCTTTTTGGAAGATGCATTCAAAAATTGCACCTTGTAGGAATGGACGTAAGTTCTGCAGTTCTTCTTGATCAATTTTTTCTTGACCTGTCCACTTTGTAAGTGTAAAGCAGACAGCAGAGTGAAGAGCTCTTACAGCTCTTTCGTCTAGGCTTATTGATACTCGCACATCATCTTCATCCATATTGTTATTGTATCAGGATGGACTAGTGCGTAGCTGCCCAGTTATTTCCTACGTCAGCAGCAGCTGTAATTGGTACACGAAAGTTGTAATACTCACCTGCTCGCAGTGCTGCTTGTTCTAGTAGACGAGCGACAGTATCAGCTTCAGTAGGGATGACAGAAAACTGTTGTTCATCGTGTACGTAAGCACAACGGGTGTAGTCCCTGTCATATGTCAAGCCTGCTTCGTCGAGCATATCTTGACCAATTACAAGCCAGCGCTTGCTCAGAATCGCTCCACACGACTGCAGGAGGTAGTTAAGCGAGGCGTGTTCTGCCCGGCAGAAAATTGGACGGCCATCAAGACCACGCAGTCGATTGTTTGTACGTACTCGGTCTTTGACAGCTTCAATCAATGGTTCGAGACCAGGGATTGCGTCAAGGAACTTACGTCGAAGCTCTTGACCAAGTTGCTTTTTCTGACTGTCTGATAATTCAGGACGCAGGCTATGACCAAGTTTCTGGTCACCGGCTCCATAGATGAACGCATACGTGAGGGTTTTGACCTCTTTACGTGTGCATCCCACACGGTCAGCGTTTTGCTGGTGGATATCACCGTTCAGTACGACGTCAGCGAACGCACCTTGGTCGAACTTGCTCAAGTAATGCCCAAGTGCTCGGAGCTCTAGTCCTTCAAGGTCACAGCCAACCATAACCATTCCTGGATGAGGAACGAACAGCTCCCGTGCCCATGGTGCACTCACGACCTGTCCGAGGTTGGGACCACGGTGCGCATTACGCCCCGTCTGTGTCGCCAGTGTGCAGGAGTGGTGGATGCAACCATCGCCCTCAATAGAGTTGAACCAAGAGTTGGTTCCCTCCGATAGTTGCCCCAGCCACTTCTGTAGCGTCAGCAGACGAATAAACATCTCGCACTCGTCGTGCAGTAGCTGATTGCCTTGGGTCAGTGCAAGGTCACGAACCTCAGAGATAGTTGCTTCGTCAACCTTTGGTTTACCTGTGTCGGTAACCTTTGTAAAACGAGCACCACGGAAGGTCTGCAATGCCCAGGCAATGTGCTGACGTGACGTCGGATTGAAGTCCGTCAGACGAGTCATAGGAGCCCCAGCAACGTATCCTTTCTTCTTGTCTGCACGTTTAGGTGTGAACACCTTGCCAGGGACGTACAGGTACGTAGAAGTGATGCGGTTAGTAAGCTCATCAAACTCAGTTTGAAGCTCGCTGCGCACACGGTTAGCAGCTTCCATATCAAAGCGGAAGCCTGACACCTCTTGTTGAGACATCAGTTCCGCCATACGCATTTCAAGTTTGACGTAATCAGGAATCATCATTTTCTAGTTTGATTTCAATAACGATTGTTCCGTCTTTCTCTTTGTAAGAAAGGCACTCATTAGGACAAGTATCAATCCATTGATAAATTTCTACTTCTTTCTCAGTCAGATACATTTTCGTCGTCTTTGTTGAATCCAAAAGCAATTGATTTTTCTTCAAGCAGTTTTTCCGCACGTGTTTTATGACCAAGCTTTGCAACGCTTTCCATCACCCTAAGTGTGTCTTCAGTCGTTGAGCCATCAGGCATCCGATTGTGCACTTCATTAAACAGCGGGAAGAAGATGTCAGCTGCAGCTGCTACTTCTTCGTGAGTAAGTGGATCACTTTTCTTAGGCGTAGTCATTCATTCTCCTTTGCAATAGTTCGTATAGTTTTACAGTGACTTGAGTATCTTGGATGCAGTAATCAAGCATTTCAGGTGTATATGTATCCCAAGCGTCGGGACCCTTTCCGTAGTCCCCCTTAAAGCACTTTAGGCGGTATCCCCACGCTTCGAGACTATGCCTGCCGTACATACGTTGAGGCATTCCCTGAGGGCGTCTTTCAAAGTCTCTATCAATAATATGAGGATAATATAAACGAGAAAGTACAAGAGTATCCAGGACTTCACCTCTCGGTTCAAAGTCTGGATATTGCTCTTTAAGTAATGGAATATCATAACCAATGATATTGTGTCCGATAAGAAGATCAGCTCGTTCAAGAGCTTTTACGCCCTGGATAACAGCACGTTCTGGCTCGTAATCAAAGACTTCTGTCTCTTCTACGGTTGCCATATTCCGCATTACTATGCAGTGAATTGTTGACCCCTGACGCAGCAGTCCTGTGCTTTCAAGGTCAAAGAGTAGTTCAGTTTTCATCGAGGATCTCCTTGGCATCTTTGGCATCAAACTCGTCTGTTGCATGAGGGTTTGAATCTGGGTAGAGGTCTTCGTCAACTCCTTGGTCTGCGTAAGAGTTGACTGAGAAACGGGGGTCTTTGGTTTCAAAGTAAGGTTCAACAGCAATGTTTAGTTCGCGTGCTAGGCGTGCAGCCCTACGGAATTCATCCTTGTAATAGGGTTCCCACTCGTGAGCAAGCACAACAACTTTTCGTATGCCCATAATGTGAGCCTGAAAGATAGAAGCAGAGAACGGGTAACGTGTTGTATAGACAACAGCTCCTGTAAATGGCGTGCCTCTTTTACAAGCAGCTGCAATGGCATAACAAACAGGGTCAATCTCTACCTTGCTTGCCGTGAGAAGAGATCGGCCGTCACCAAGGATTTCACGGTCACGAACTACAACACATCCGCCAGGACAGACGGGGTGTGTGGATGCAGAACCAACAGTCTTAGCAACGTCAATAAAATATTTATCCTTATTCTTTATATAGGTGGGATCACCTTTGGGAGATGTCATATCGCATTATCAGACATTTATTCTTATATTAGGTAGTGAATCACAGGATTGCGATACATGGATTACGACAAATTCAAGAAGGAATATGAATCCTTTGATTTATATATGCAAGATTACAGGTCAGCGTTTGAACTTGACGAGCACCCTATTGGCAAAAATGATTACATAAGTAAGTTCCCTTCTGCATCACAGGATGATGTACTAGAGTTTACATCTGATGACAGAGTAAACAGCCCTAGTCATTACACAGGTGGTCGAGTAGAAGCAATTGATGTCATTGAAGATGCAATTAAAGATGCTCCTGACCCCACAACAGGTTTGCTACAGGCACAAGTTCTAAAGTATCTGCTTCGTTTGTGGCTCAAAGACAATCCATCTGAAGATGCTAAGAAAGCTCGTTGGTATCTGGATCGTCTTATCACCAAGCTGTAAAGCGCCCGCTAGGGCGCACTAGCAGCGGCGAAAGAAGATATAGTCTTCAACCTTATTCAACGTCTCATG